GAGCCACTTGAGCGACTCTAAGTCATCGTTTCGCCAACGGCGTTCGAGCGCGGATAAGTCCGGCTTCAGTTCGGGGAGCGGCGCTTTTGTAATCGCGCCATCAGTGGAAAGCATACAGACGCCGTCAACTTCGTTGATGGTGCGCAGCCAGAGATCACCATCGACCGAAACAGTGCCTGCTGGCAGCGGCTCAGGCACCGTGGCATTGATGGGAAGGCGCGTGCGCAAGGTGCCGTCATCATTAAAAACGATGTAGTAGCGTTTCATCTTAAAACCCCAGGGCGAATACAAAGGCGGGACCATTGAGTGAACCGGCCAGACCATTGCCAAACCTGGCGTTGGTCAACGTGGGTTGCTCCATCACTTCCAGAGTGTCCTGCGACCAACCGATGAACATGCCATTAGTGCCAATCACCATGGTTGGAAACGCAATGGGATAAATCCATGTGTACGCCACGGCAGTACTTAGAACCGGGGTTTTAGTCCACTGGATAATCAGCCCGCCGAGGCACGTCGGAAACTTGATATACCCCGTCGGCCCTTTGAGTACCTGAAAGCCGAAGAGCAAGGCGGCAGGGGTAATTGCCTTAGTGCCAGAAGTGCCAGCAATCACATCGGCTGCGTTTGCCAGTTGAGTAAGCCCCGGCGCCTCTACCGTGGCCTGTTTTAAATTGCCGGTGTGGTAAAGCTCAAGCCACGGGCTCCATACACCCGCGGTCAAACGTCGAAACCCAATCGAATCCGATCCATACCCGATGGCCAATTGAGTGCCATAGGTACCGTTGGTGCCTTTAGCCATCGCAGCATGGTAAACAGCACCGTAATCCTCGCCGAACGCGGGTGCGCCAGTCGTGTCGGGGGAATAACGGTAAAGCCCGGAGCCCATTTCTGCTGAGCTGCTGATGTCCTCTGGCGCTAACGGGCCAGCGGTGTAAGTAGAACCCAAACCGAATGAACCCGTGCAGAGCCATTTGGAAGGTGTGACATCGTAGAGTGACGCTTGGGTGCCTGTGCTGAGTAACTGGTTGGTCTCGGTCTGGGTGTAAGCATCCGAGATGCCAAATCCCTGCAACGTATCCGGGTTGCTGCCCTCAATCACCACGCCGCGCTCGTTGATCGTGACCTGCTGATAAGTCCCCGCCGGGCGCGTTGGCGGCAGGACTTCGAGGATCTGCCCATCCACATATTGGCGGGTGGCCAGCACTACGCTCGGGTCGATCTTGAGCGTGACATTGGCCGTGCTGGTAACGATGAAGTTCATCCGCACCACTTGGGTTTTGCCGCTCCCTTGGGCGAGCAGAGGCTTGAAGCTCGGCGCACAGTTGGCCACGGCCACCAGATCACCGTCACCATCGTAAAGACCGATTTCACGAATCCACCAACCGCCGACAGTTTCCGGGATCACTTGCTCGGCAATGATCAGATTGCTGTTTTTCGGGTCGACCTTGACCTGATTCAGCGGGGCGCGGTTTCGCTCGTTGATCAACTTGATCTGCAAGCGATCCGGAACAGGGTCGGTACCGTTGGCATCCCCCACGCCCATCTGCGAGAACGTCCAGGGGATGCCCAAAGCATCGGCGTTGGCTTGCTTGGCTTCCCCGACGGCAGTGAGGATCGCCATAAACTGGCTGTTTTGATCAATCATGAGTACACGTCCAGGGTTTCGATGTGGTGTTCACGACCTGTAGGGCCGAAGTGGCCCGTGATCTCGATGTCACGTTGGGCCGGTGGAGAAACGTCGATTTCCTCGCCCTCGTAGAGCGCTGCAAACACATTGATTAACCCGGCGCTCTCAAGGCTGATGGCCAGACCGGTCAAGTGGCGGCTAACGGGCTTGGCGTCATCGATGAGGAAGGTCAGTTCCTGATACATCTCCTCGGTGATACCGGTTTCGAGCACGCCGACCTTGAGCGCGAAAGTGCCGGGCACGCCTGCGGGCGCGGTCTGCCACCATTCGATAATCTCGATCAGATAGCCCAGCGGCTCCACGACCCGGCGCAAGGCGCCAAGGGTGCCCTTGCGCGAGTGGATGAAAAACGAGGCGCGGATTGCGGCGCGCTTGGTGGCGTCGGACCAGTTGCTATCCCAGCGGTCGACCGACAAGGACCAGGCCAGATACGGCAGCAATGGCGTGGGGCAGGTGTCGGGGTTCCACAGCTGACGCAACGGAATGGGCACCCGCTGAATCTGCGCCAGGGCCAGTGCTGCTTGCCGCTCCAGATCGCAGGCATTGCCCGGCAATAATGACTGTTCCTTCACGGCTCAACCCCCAGGGACAAGGCGACGGAGCTGCAAAAAGGCGCTTGGTAGGGCGTGGCTTTTACGTCGACCCAATCCAGCAGCTCAACCTTGCGTACACCTTCGATATGCAAGGCCGCATGTAGTGCTGATTCAGACACCTCCATGCCCAGGCGTCGGCGCTGATGCACATAGGTCAGAAGGCGCTGTTCGGCAGCGGCCAAGATCGGCTCGGACTCGGGGCCGCTGGTGTTCAGGTACAGCTTGGCGTTGACCCGATAATTGAGAATGTCCGCGCCTTGCACGGTCAGGCGATCCGCCATGGGGCGGCGGTCATCGTCACTGAGGTAGGCTTTGACTGCCTCCAGCAATGCGGGGTCGGCACTGCCATCACCGCGCAACGCTTGCACTGTCACCACAACCACCGCCGGGCTGGGGCTTTCGGCGGTGGCGTCGGCCACTCGGCCATCAGCGGCACGGGCGTGGAAGATGTAGCTGTTGCGCGGGCCAGCGCTGCTCAAACCCTCCCAGGCCATCTGCGCCCGCTCGCGCAGGCTGTCGTTGTTTTCCATCACCCTGAGGGTTGGCGGATAGGCAGCGGGATTACCTTCCTGAATAACCAAGCGTTTGACGTTGAAATTGGCTGCGAGATTGTCCAGATCCTGATCCATGGCCAGCGACAACATATTGGCCATCGCCGCCTCATTCACCCGCTGTCGCCACAGGGTTTCGCGGTAGGCGTTCTCCTGCAGAAGCTTGGTGATCGGTTCTGACTCCAGCGCAAGCCGGGCTGCGATTTCGGCCTGCTGCTCAACCGGCCAGAGGCTGATGGCATAGGTTTTACGCTCGGCAAGAATCTGCTCGTAATCGATCTGCTCCACGATTTGCGGTGCTGGCAACAGGCTGAGGTCGATGGCTGCGAAGGTATTCATGCGCCACCGCCCAACTGCAGGGGCAGGCTCATGCTTAACGCCTGATTACGGTCGAGGACGCGGCCTTCAATATCCATCACGACCTGGCCCTGCAGGCTGGCACCTTGAAGCTGAACACGGGTGAGGCTGACACGCGGCTCCCAGCGCATGATCGCCATCACACTGGCGGCATACACCCTTAAGCGCGTGGCGTCGTTAAACGGTTGGTCCACCAGTTCTGGCAGCAGGCTGCCGTATTCACGGCGCATTACACGGGTGCCGAGGCGGGTGGTGAGAATATCGCTGATGGACTGGCCGATATGCTCGAGCGTACCGATTGCGGCACCGGTTTCGCGGTTCATTGAGGCGCCTCCGTTTGAGCGCTGCCTTTCATCACGCCACCGTGGGTGTGCTTGACCAGGCTGATGCCGGCGGCCACCACATCCACTGAAACGGTGACTGTGCCGGTGACGGTTTGATTGCCGGTTTGGGTGTAATCGCCGTGATGGGTAATGGGGCCGACGATAGAGATGCCGCCTGTACTGACCAGATTGGTGGTGCCGCCGTCGGCCAACACCGCATTTAAATGGTGGACCACGCTGTCGTACTCGATCACCGTGCCGTCGCGGTAAGTACGGCGGTGCAAGCCTTCGCGCTCACCGTTGGCCGGGTTCGCGGTGCTGTAGATGCCGGTGAGGGCGATGCCGTTGGCGAGTTGGCCAGAGGGGCTGAACAGGATTACTTGCTCATCGACTGTGGGTGGGTCCCAGTCCGTATCGGCCCCAGCGCGCAGGGCGATCCAGGGTAGCCAGCCGGTCAGCAGCTCGCCGGTTTTGACACGCACACGGGGCGGTTTCATCTGAGTTTCGGCGATGGTGCCGAAGCGGATGAGGTTTTCGATCAGGCGGGCGAGGGTGGGGAAGTCGTTCATGGCGCCGATGGTGGCGCTGGGAGTGAGGGAGTGCAGTAGTCATGGCGTGTAGATTTAATGCCTACAAGCAAACGGAATGAAAATGCCTGTTATACCTGCCCAATCCTGGTGAACGCCTTAATCGACATCGCTTTGTGAGGCCGCGAATTGCTGTAATTCAGGCAAAAAATAACCCGCTATGGCGAGGGCTATAGCGGGTAGGTGTTACGCTGGACGTTACCGCAGAGGCAGTATCATCGTAATGGGTGAAAGCTCTGGACACGGTTTGAACCCTGCATACTTGCTGTAGAGGCTGGCCAGGCGATCATTGAGCGGATGAACAATTATTGCGCTTGAACCAACGGTTTCAGAGGCGAGTATTGCTCGTTCAATAGCGTCTTGCAGTAGGTCAATTGAGAATCCCTGACCCTGTGCAACCAGCGTTACTCCCATGCGACCTAATAAAGTCACGGGGTGAACACTGGGGGTGTTCCGCTGCAAGCTTTTTGGAACGCTTGAGCGTGCTACTGACCCGCTTGAAAGCGTGTAGTAAGCCACCACATTCAATGTGCCCTTTTCACAGCTGACATACACAACGGCTTGCTTCGCGGCCTGCGCTTTGCGTGCCTGCTTGTGAAGGTAGTCAGTGATCGAGGGTTCACCTGAATCAAAATGATCCAAAATGTGAAGCTCGTTGAGTTTTTCAGGAGCTGTCAGCTCCAGCGTTTGGGTCTTTCTAGCAGGCTTATTAGGCATTTGTTATCTCTTGCTGGGTTGGCTTCCAGAGCCTGCTCAAATGCGTCAAATGCTATGTCGTCGAGAAGGAACAGCCGTTTATCCAAGATGACTTCTTCTGCTTTTTGACAAGCAGCGTCCAAGATAAAGCTTGTCCTGTCGCGACCTAACATTGCAGCTGCCATGTCGATCAGATTCCGCTTTTTTTCGTCCGTTCTCATGTTGATAGGGACGGGCTTAGATTTAAGCGATTCGGTCATTGCTACGGTCATGGTCATTTTGGTTTCCAAAGAAAATGGGATTACGGTTTTATCAGTACTACCTCCTTAGGACGTTATCTGTGCGTCTATCGTTGCGTTGTGTTCTTCATTGGGATTCCACCTAGGCTTGAACAGCCAAAAACATACAAATTTTGAGGTTATGGGCCAGAGAAGTGGCCACGAGATAGAGACTACCCTTGCGTGTATCTAATGTCTACATCCGTGTATCTGATATCTACATGTGTCTGGCTATTCGCGGCGCATTACTCGGGTGCCGAGGCGTGGGCCGTGCTGTCGTACTCGATCACCGTGCCGTCGCGGTAAGTACGGCGGTGGAAGCCTTCGCGGTCGCCATTGGCCGGGTTCGCGGTCCTGTAGATGCCGTTGGCGAGCTGGCCAGAGGGACTGAACAGGATCACTTGCTCGTCGACGGTGGGCGGGTCCCAGTCCACATCGGCTCCGGCGCGCAAGGCGATCCAGGGTAGCCAGCCGGTCAGCAGGTCACCGGTTTTGACACGCACACGCGGCGGTTTCATCTGAGTTTCGGCAATGGTGCCGAAGCGGATGAGGTTTTCGAGTAGGCGGGCGAGGGCGGGGAGGGTGTTCATGGTGCCGATGGTGGCGCTGCGTGTGCGATAGTGCAGCTTTATGGGGTTGTACAATCAGGCTCTACAAAGAGTTGGTAGCCTGTTGGTAGAGTAAGCCCAAGAAAGTAATGGGTAGTGGCGTGATTGAGGGATAACTCCAAGGAAAAGTATGAAAAGTATTAATCAAGGAATTCTATTTTCAGCGACCATTGCAGTTGCATTGCTTGGGCCGATAAATGCAGGCGCCGTCACCAGGGAGGAAATGCAGAGACTCACTGATGCTTATCCGGTTGGCAGTGTCGTTGTATGTGAAGCTTTTTTAGAAGGGAATGGAAAGGACAGGGCGCCCATGCTCACTAAAATTCGGGGGCAGGTCACTGCTAGAAAGGGCGATGTGAGCCAACTCAATGTTAGCGTCATGAATCGCCCCTAGTTTCGTA